CATATCTAAACCCATGATTTTCTCCTTAGTTAATATTGGCTAAATGTTTTGCTTTAACGACTGCTTGCGCGAGCGTCTGAAAGCGGATAAATAAGCATACGCGCTGCTCTGCATCTGTATCAAACAGCGCGACATTAAAACCTGTGTCCGTCTGATAAATGCGTGATTCGATACCGTAATTCTCGTTTTGATAAGTTGCTATTTGTTTCATCGTCTGATCTCCTAATAATTTGCGGTTGTATTCACAATCTGCCAAACCATGCTGCTCAATTTCTTGTAATAAACTCATCGTCTGATCTCCTAGTAAACAACTGAATAAATAAAGCCTGACTCAGAGTTGTATATATCGCGCAATACGTCTGATCTTTCTGCGACTACAAGCCGGAAGTTTTTTGGAATTGTGATTAACCGTCTGATTACCTGCTCGGCGTGTCGTTTGCTCTTTGCTTGTCCTACTATTTCTCTGCCATTAAATATAGGGTGCATCGTCTGATCTCCTGTTAGTTAAGGTCTAAGGCGTGCTGCTGCGGGTTCAATAAATGATTTGTAAAGTAAACGCGGCAGGTATAGCAGTCGGCGTGTAATCCGCTTACTTCGTCAACGGCAAATTGTGTTTGTTGTCTGCCATAGTGCGCGTCCGTAAAATCCAGCGTTGCGTCTGGCAACTTCCAATAGTCACGCATGAAGGCGTCGAGGTCTGCGGCTTCGTTGTCATCCAGTCCGCTATAGTCATTGTTAAAAAGCGCGGGTAAGTAGTGCGCGGCGAGGGTTAATTCGTAATAGTCGTTTAATCGCATGATTTAAGCTCCTGCTAAGTGGGCGAAGGTTTTCGGGGCGGGTTGATCTATCTGGACTGAATAACCCAGCGCGCGGATTGTTTCCAGTGCGTGCCAAGTGAGCGTTTTAGTTCCTGCTAGCTTTGCCAGCAAGCGCGAATTGTCGCAAGCTGGATAAGCGGTTTCGATGCCGTAGTTTTTCTCAATGCGAATAGTTATTTTCATTTTATTAACCCTTAAAATTGAATGTAAATAATGTCGCCGTTTTCGAGGGTATCTATAACGGTGGTTTCATCGTGCAAGTAATAACGGACTGTTTCAAGAACTTCGGTTTCATCATCACATTGGTTTATGTCTATGTTGTAAGCGCGGGCTATATCATCCGGCGATTGCTCGCAAAATTCACAACAAATAGAGATAACATCCAATTCATAATCTGGGTCGTTATCCTCAAGCCAGTCATAAATCAAGCCGAGCGCATCATAAGAAAATTGTTCTTTACGACCTGCGCGCACGAAGGCATCGCGAAAGTCATAAACTGATAGGGTTGTTTTCATGTTGTGATTTCCTTAGATAGCTAATAAAACGAAAAAAAAAGCGTACATAACAGCAAATCCTACGATTCCAGCGATTACTTCAATAATTGTTTCTGGCATGGTGTTGGTCTCCTGTAATGACTATCGAGTGATAATCCGCAAGCCAACTATTGACAATTGGCTTGCAGGTGTCACTCGCAATAGTCCTCTAAGCTAGTAATTAAACCGTCGAAGTCCTCAGAGCTACCGAGTATTGATGCAAGCGTGAATACTGTGTCGCGGTCGTATTCCTCGCATAGTGATTCCAGATAATCGCGGCGGTTCTCAAATCCGTTTTCTGTGTAAATGCTCATGCTGTAATCTCCATTAAGTTAATGCACTAATGAATGCAGTGCATGAATGACATATTAGCGCAGTGATGCAATATGTCAAGTGGTTACAATATATTTTATGTGATGATATATTTCTATCAATTGCCAGGTTTTAATAGTTTTTGACTATTCCGGCATTGTTCCTGTATATTCAGGTCAATTCAGGCGCGAGCGCGCGCGATAAATAATCGGTGCAATATGAAAACAATCAGCAGGAAAGCATTAAGGGAAAGCATAGATACTATTAAGGCTAAAGGCTTGAAGTCTGCTATGGGTATCAGGAAATCAGGGGCAAGTAGAAAACAGTTAGCATTTGCCGAGAAGGTAGTATTAGACGGCATGAATGCTAGCCAAGCATATAGAGCAAGCTATAACACAAGGGCAAAAGCCAATACCGTTAATTGTGAGGCTAGTAAACTTATGAAAAACCCAAAGGTAGCCAATACCATTTTGGCACTAGAGGAGGCTAAACAATCGGTTGCATCGCATTCTGCTGAATCCTTGAAGGCATTGGTTGTTTCTACACTAGTGGATGTTGCCACGAACTCCGACCGTGACGCTGTCCGAGTGGCTGCCGTTAAGACTCTAGGGACTGTGGTTGGCGTGGATATGTTCAGGGAAACCAAACGTATAGAAACAGTGAAAGACAGTGACGAGATAAAGAATCAGATCATGGCGCAACTGAAAACCATGATGCTATCCACCGGCGATGCGGTAGAAGTGGATGCAAATGACTTGCTTTCGGAATTGGTTTCCAGCGACCCCACCGTACCCCAACCCCCCGAATATGAGAATGGGACTCCGGCTGACCATGTGCATACTATTCCACACGAACCATCCGATGATTTATCAGAAGACCCCCCCGTCTCCAAGAATACTCAGCACCCCCAGGGGGATATATTTTTAGAAAATAAGGACAGTTAACAATTTGCTACTGTAAACGTTTACACAGTTAAAGTAGTTTCTTAAGAGTGGCAACGTTTACACCCAGGGACTTATATGACGGTATTGCTTATAAACAGGGAGATGACGGCAAAGCGTAGGGATATGTCGTATGAGGAATGTGTGGAGAGAGAGATGACGCCGGCGCAGAGGGAAGTTTTTTTGTGTATAGATGAGTGGTGGAAGAAGTATGGGTTTGGGCCTTCTATACGGGATATATGTAATGTTAGGGGTAAGGGTGGGATGGGGAATACTTCTGAGATTATTGCTAGGTTAGTTAAGATTGGCGTGCTGAAGAAAGTGAAGGGTGCGGGAAGAAGTGTAAGACCGGTGTATATAAACTTCAGGACATTGGAATGACTGATAGAGATTTATTACTGGAGGCGTTCGGGCTTTTGTATGTGATGTACAAGGATCAGCACGGTGGTAGGAGATACTATCGTCCTGTCAGTATTTACCCTACGCTATCAAGAATTAAGAATCGATTGGAAAAAACTATGACTGGCTACAGTCCTGCGGGCGAGCGACGGAAGGTAAATAGTCCGTGGAATTAAACGACAAGCTGGCTTGGTGTGAGGAATACGGGGATAAGGTCGAGCGGTCTTTTTGCGTGGACAGATTATACGAGCTAGGCATTACTGGCTATATGAACTTACAGAAGAGAAAAGATAAGTATTCGCATGACATGTTTACGGTATTCCAATCTGATTTGAAGACGGTGCGAACGCCATTTTTTAAAGCATGGGAAAAGTTTGAGATAGACCCACAGTATGCGGTGACAATAAATATGAAAGACATGCTGCGGTATAAGGAGCTGTATCCAAATATTGTGGTGGTATTTGACGTACTGTGGGATGACAAAATTTGCCGGAAGTTTATAGAAGGTGTGGAGTACGAAGTAAAACCTATGCACAAAACTTATGCTGGTTTTATTCAAGACATACGGGCGGCAGTCATGGCTTGTGGGAATAAGAAAGTGGAATATCAAGGGCGGGTAAATGATACTGGCGGAAATGCTAAATCCAGTTTTATCTTTGATGTACGCAAACTACAACAACTGAGCTGATGGATCTATCTGAGCTGATAAGTAAGTTGCCGTCTGCCGAGCAGGAGAAACTGTTGGAGCAGGTAGGGCAGTACAAGGATGCGATCACGCGGGAGAAAGCGCAGAAGTCATTTATGGCGTTCGTGCATGAGATGTGGCCGGGCTTTATACATGGCAGACACCATGCCCTTATGGCTAAGAAGTTTGAGGAAATAGCTGCGGGTAAGTTAAAGCGGTTGATCATAAATATGCCGCCGCGCCACACCAAATCAGAATTTGCTAGTTACTTATTGCCGAGTTGGTTCTTGGGTAAGTATCCAGACAAGAAGGTTATCCAGACATCTAATACGGCTGAATTGGCTGTTGGGTTTGGCCGTAAGGTAAGGAACTTAGTAGATAGTGACCAATATGCAAAAATCTTTCCGGGGGTCGGTCTGCGGGCGGATTCCAAGGCGGCGGGTCGTTGGGCAACTAGCCACGGCGGGGATTATTTCGCTATTGGTGTTGGCGGTACTGTTACTGGTAAAGGCGCTGATCTATTAATAATAGATGACCCGCACTCGGAGCAGGAAGCCAAACTAGCCCAGGGTGATCCAGGTGTATTTGATAATGTGTACGAATGGTATACCTCTGGCCCCAGGCAACGTTTACAGCCAGGTGGGGCGATCATCATTGTGATGACGCGCTGGTCTGATAAAGATCTAACTGGCAAGGTACTTAAGAGTGACAACACGGACTGGGAAGTAATAGAACTACCGGCTATTTTGCCATCGGGTAATAGCTTGTGGCCTGAGTTCTGGCCGCTGGTGGAATTGCAGGCGCTGAAAGAAGAACTGCCACCGTACAAGTGGAATGCACAGTACCAACAGCAACCTACTGGCGAAGAAGGTGCGCTGGTAAAGAGAGATTGGTGGAAACGCTGGGAGTCAGATAGGGCACCGCCGTGCGAGTTTATTATCCAGAGCTGGGATACGGCGTTTACCAAAAGCCAGCGGGCTGACTATTCGGCTTGTACAACGTGGGGCGTGTTTTATAAAGACGAGAATGAGAACGACGCCAACATAATTTTGCTAGATGCGTGGAAAGACAAGCTGGAGTTTCCAGAGTTAAAGGCTAAGGCCAAGGAAATGTACGATGAATGGCAGCCAGACTCCTGCATTATCGAAGCTAAAGCTGCTGGCGCGCCGTTGATATTTGAATTGCGACGGATGGGCGTGTACGTACAGGACTATACGCCGACTAGAGGCAACGATAAGTTCGTTCGTTTGAATAGCGTGACTGACTTATTCTCATCCGGTAAAGTGTGGGCACCCGAAACCCGTTGGGCTGACGAGGTTATCGAGGAGATGGCAAGGTTTCCGAACGCAGAACACGATGATTTGGTAGATAGTACGGTACAGGCATTGATGCGATTTCGGCAGGGCGGATTTTTGCGGCTTGATTCTGATGAAGAAGACGATCCAGTCGACTTTCGTCGCAAGCGCGTTTACTACTAAGGACTAACATGGCGACAAATTTTGACAAATCTCTGTATCAGGCTCCACAAGGCATGTCTGTAGATGAGATGGAACCGGATATTGAGATAGAAATTGAAGATCCTGAGTCTGTATCTATAGGACTTGGTGACTTAGAGATAGAAATTGAGCCAGGAAAAGCGGATGAGGATGAGTTTAACTCCAATCTTGCTGAGTTTATGGACGATGAAGAGCTGCAATCATTGGCTGGCGACCTGTTATCTGACTTTGATGACGATATTGACGCCCGAAAAGACTGGATGCAGACGTATGTAGACGGCTTAGAACTACTGGGGATGAAGATTGAAGAACGATCTGAACCATGGGAAGGCGCATGTGGGGTTTACCACCCTCTGTTATCAGAAGCTCTTGTCAAGTTCCAAGCCGAAACGATTATGGAAACGTTTCCGGCTTCAGGGCCTGTCAAAACTAAGATCATTGGCAAGGAAACTCCGCAAAAAAGGGAGTCGGCGGAGCGTGTAAGAGACGATATGAACTACCAGTTGACGGAAGTCATGGTTGAATACCGTCCAGAACACGAGCGTATGGCTTGGGGACTAGGTTTATCTGGTAATGCGTTCAAGAAGGTGTACTTTGACCCAAGTTTGGACAGGCAAGTAGCTGTATTTGTCCCAGCAGAAGACGTAGTTGTCCCTTATGGCGCAAGTAATTTAGAAACTGCCAACCGTATGACCCATGTCATGCGCAAAACAAAGAATGAAATGCGCCGATTGATGGTTGCCGGCTTCTATAAAGACATAGATCTGCCAGAACCACAGAATACGTTGGACGATGTAGAGAAAAAGATAGCCGAACGCATGGGATTCCGTGCTACGTCGGACGATAGGTACAAACTTCTGGAAATGCAGGTGTATTTAGACCTGCCTGGCTACGAAGATAAAGATGATAAGGGCAAAGAAACGGGTATCGGTCTGCCATACATTGTAACTATCGAAAAAACTTCCCAAGAGATTTTAGCTATCAGACGGAACTGGCATCCTGACGATGAAACCTGCCAGAAGAGGAACCATTTTGTTCACTACCCATACATACCTGGCTTTGGCTTCTATGCCTTCGGCCTTATTCATCTCATTGGCGCTTTTGCTAAGTCTGGTACTTCTATTATTAGGCAGCTTGTTGATGCTGGCACTTTATCGAACCTTCCTGGGGGTCTTAAGACTAAGGGAATGCGGGTCAAGGGAGATGACACTCCAATTTCTCCCGGCGAGTTCCGAGATGTGGACGTCGCGTCCGGCACGATCAGAGACAACATCCTCCCTCTCCCATATAAAGAGCCAAGCCAAGTCCTCTTAGCATTGATGGACAAGATCGTCGAAGAAGGCCGACGGTTTGCTGGCGCATCAGATCTCAAAATTGCAGACATGTCATCCAACTCCCCAGTTGGTACGACGTTAGCTATTCTTGAAAGAACTCTAAAAGTAATGTCAGCGGTGCAAGCGCGTATCCACTACGCGATGAAGCAAGAGCTGAAGTTATTGAAAGAGATTATTCGTGACTACACCCCAGATGAGTATGACTATGACCCGGTAGAAGGATCGCGCCGCGCTAAAAAATCTGACTACGACCATGTAGATGTAATACCGGTATCAGATCCAAACGCCGCAACCATGGCTCAGAAGGTAGTCCAGTATCAAGCGGTTATGCAAATGGCTCAAGCCAATCCACAGATATATGACTTAGTGGAATTAAACCGTCAGATGCTAGAGGTTCTAGGTATTAAGAATATTGGCAAGCTAGTCCCAAGCGCCGAAGACTTCAAGCCTAAAGATCCAGTGCAAGAGAACATGAACATCTTAAATGGCAAGCCAGTCAAGGCATTCATATATCAGGATCATCAAGCGCACATTACTGTCCACCAGTCGGCCATGCAAGATCCAAAGATCATGCAGATTGTTGGTCAGAATCCTAAAGCACAGATGATTGGCGCGGCAATGATGGCGCATATAAATGAACACGTTGCGTTTGAGTATCGCAAGCAGATAGAAGAGCAACTTGGTATTCCGTTGCCAGACATGGACAAGGAATTGCCGAAAGATTTGGAAGTAGAAGTATCCCGCATGATGGCTCTGGCAGCACAAAAACTGCTACAGAAAGATCAGGCGGAAGCTGCACAAGCGCAGGCGCAGCAAGCGGCCCAAGACCCGCTGGTGCAAATGCAACAGGCAGAGTTGCAACTCAAAGCCAAAGAAGTGGATCTCAAAGAGAAGAAGCTCGCGGCAGATGCAGCAGCTCAAGCCGACAAGCTGGAGTTGGAAAAAGCACGTATCGACGCTCAGAAGGAGATTGCTGGTATGCAGGTCGGAGCAAAAGCCGCAGCAGAGAAAGCAAGATTCGAGGGCGAGATGGAAGTAAAAGGATTAGAACTTGGCTCCAAACTAGCCAAAGAACGCATGGAAATGCTTCGGCCAGAACCGAAGAAACCTACCAAAAAAGGTGAATAACTATGGATAAGGCGTTTGAAATTCTCATTCAACAATTGAGAGATAAGCGTCAGCAGGTAGTCGAGGCGGTTTCAACCAACTGTGCCAAAGACTATTCTGAGTACCAAAAACTTTGCGGCGAGATTCGGGGTCTCTCGATTGCAGAGGGTTTTATATTAGACCTTGCAAAAACTATGGAGTTATCTGATGAGTGAAATCGCAATCGCCACCGAAGACGGCGAGGTATCAACTCTGCCACAAACAGCAGAAGAGAAGGCGAAACAATTACCGGTTCCTACGGGATATCACATCTTAGTTGGGTTACCGGACAAGGAAGAAAAATTCGAGAGCGGCCTGCTAAAAGCAGACTCGACTATGAATCACGAACAGATTCTAGCCACCGTATTTTTCGTAATCAAAATGGGGCCGGATTGCTACAAAGATGAGAAACGGTTTCCAAATGGCCCATGGTGTAAGGAAGGGGATTTTATTCTCGCCCGCCCTAACACTGGTACTCGTCTCAAGATACATGGTCGTGAATTCAGATTGATTAATGACGATGTAGTTGAGGCAGTTGTGGATGATCCTCGCGGTATATCCAGGGTTTAACAAAGGAGAAACAAATGGCTACAAACAAAATGGATGCGGATGAGTTCAAGTTTCCCGATGAACAAGAGGAGGTATCTGCTGCGGCGGATGACTTCGAGATAGAGATTGAGGACGATACTCCCCCGGAGGATCGCAACCGGCAGCCTTTACCCAAAGAGATGGTTCAAGATCTTGAAGAAGATGAACTTGAAGACTATAGCGAAGGGGTGAAGGAACGTCTGAAGCAGATGAAGAAAGTCTGGCATGACGAACGCCGCGAGAAAGAACAGGCATTACGCGAACAGCAGGAAGCTTTGGTTTATGCCCAGCGTATGCAGGAAGAGAACAAAGCTCTTAAAGGCAGGCTATCTGTAGGCGAGCAGACATTTGTTAGCCCCTATAAGAATGCTGCCGAGATGGAGTTGGATAACGCTAAGCGGGATTACAAAGAAGCCTACGATATGGGCGACTCTGACCGTTTGCTGGAGGCGCAGGAAAAGTTGTCAGCGGCACAGTACAAGTTGCAAAAAGCAAACGAGTATGTTCCGTCTAGACAAGAGGAAGAAGTTGATGTACAACCCGCAACAAATCCAGTGCCTCGCCCTGACCAACGAGCGATTGCGTGGCAAGAGCGCAATGAATGGTTTGGTAAGGACGAGGAAATGACTAGCCTGGCGCTGGGGCTACATCAAAAGCTAGTTGCTCAGTATGGGACGAGTTACCCATCTACTGACGAATACTGGAAGAAGGTCGATGACACAATGCGTCGTCGATTCCCAGAGCAATTTGGGGAAAAGGAAGAGGAAGCTGCGCCACAAAAAACGCAGCGTGCCAAAGCCGCTCCTGTCGTTGCTTCGGCAGATCGCAGCACACCCTCCAAAAAGGTGAGGCTGAAACAGTCGCAAGTCTTAATTGCCAAGAAATTAGGATTAACCCCGGAGCAGTACGTCAGAGCAATGATGGAATTGGAGGCTTCAAATGGCTGAGAATAGAACACCCCGAACTGTAGAAACACGCGTCCAAGCGGAACGCCCTAAGCAGTGGAAACCCGCAGAGCTTCTGCCAGAACCAGATAAGCTCCCAGGATATGCGTATAGATGGATTCGAGTTTCTCTTCAAGGAACTTCAGATCCCCGTAACTACTCTGCCAAACTCAGAGAAGGTTGGGAACCAGTGAAGATTGAAGAGCAACCACAATTTCAACTGCTAGTTGATGAACAAAGCAGACATAAAGACTGCATTGAAGTCGGCGGATTGTTACTTTGCAAGACCCCGCTAGAGTTTGTGGATCAGCGTAATAACCACTATCTCAAGCAATCTGAAGATCAGATCAAGTCTGTAGATAACAATTTAATGCGTCAAAACGACCCTCGTATGCCTCTGTTTAAAGAGTCGAAATCATCGACTTCTAAGAGTGGTGGCTAGTTAATTTTTTGGAGTAAACAATGGCATATCCAACTGTAAGCAAGCCCTACGGGCTTCTACCGGTCAATTTGATCGGTGGACAGGTGTTCGCCGGTTCTACTCGCCTGATGTCTATTGCCAGCGGCTATGGCACTGATATCTTCTTTGGCGATGTAGTTAAGCGCGCATCTAACGGTACGATCGAGAAAGACACCGGCACTAGCACAGCTACGCCTGTTGGTATCTTTATGGGTTGTACTTACACCAATCCAAGTACAAAGCAAAAGCTGTTCTACCAGAGCTATCCTGCTGGTACTTCTGCGTCAGATATTCAGGCTTATGTAGCTGATGATCCTGATGTATTGTTCAAAGTGGCATCTGTTTCTTCCGGTACAACCGTGGCTTTTTATGGCCCTAATGTTATTGGTGAGAACGCTGTTTTGTGCCAGAACGCTGGCTCGAACAACACTGGTGATTCAGCAGTTGCGATTTTCGGTGGCAACACTGCAACTACAGCATCATTCCCAATCCGCATCGTTGACGTTGTGCCAGATACTGGCAACGGCTCGAACGGCTATTGTGAATTTATCTGTAAGTTCAATGCACCTTACGTCACAATTTCCGTGAATCTTTCTGGCGCTAATACCGCTACTGTTACCGGCGGGCATGCGTACCTCAACCCGACTGGCGTTTAAGGAGTAAGACATGGCTATTTCACGCGCACAACTACTGAAAGAGCTGCTGCCTGGCCTGAACGCTTTGTTCGGTTTGGAGTATGCTCGTTACGGCGAAGAACACAAAGAGATCTACGAAACAGAGACCTCCGAGCGTTCTTTTGAAGAAGAAACAAAACTGTCTGGTTTCTCAGCCGCGCCAGTCAAAAACGAGGGCAGTGCCATTCGTTATGACAACGGTCAAGAAGCTTGGACAGCACGATACAACCACGAAACTATTGCACTTGGTTTCTCGCTGACCGAAGAGGCCATCGAGGATAACTTGTACGACTCACTGTCGGCTCGTTACACCAAGGCTCTGGCTCGTGCGATGTCGTACACCAAGCAGGTTAAAGCTGCTGCCGTCATTAACAATGGCTTCTCCAACACCTACCCAGGTGGCGATGGCGTTGCTCTGTTCTCGACAGCACACCCTTTAGTCTCCGGTGGCACTAACAGCAACACACCGTCTACTCAAGCTGACTTGAATGAAACTTCGTTGGAAAACGCAGTTATTCAGATCGCCGCTTGGACTGACGAACGTGATCTGTTGATCGCCGCTAAACCACGTAAGCTGATTGTTCCATCAGCTCTCCAGTTCGTTGCTACTCGTCTGTTAGAAACCAGCCTCCGTGTTGGCACTAACGACAACGATATCAACGCTCTGAAGAACAATGGTTCGATCCCAGAAGGCTATACGATTAACCACTTCTTGACCGACACAAACGGCTGGTATTTGACTACCGACGTTCCAAACGGCATGAAGCACTTTATTCGTACACCTCTGTCGAACTCAATGGACGGCGATTTTGACACAGGAAACGTCAGATACAAATCACGCGAGCGTTATTCGTTTGGTTGGTCGGATCCGTTGGGCATGTTTGGCAGTCAGGGCGCTTGATAACACAAGCATAAACCCACACGAACCCCGCTCTTGTGGCGGGGTTTTTGTTGTGCTATATTTCTCTGTGTCGTAACTAAGGAGAAATCATGGACGTCAATTCATTGCCAAAAACACGCGCTGAAGCTAAGAAACTTAACAGCCAATACTATTACACCGGAAAGCCTTGTAAATATGGGCACGTTGCAGCTCGCAAAACAAAAGGATCTTGTGTTGTATGTTTGGTTATTGAGTGGGAAAAGTCATACGAAAAACGTCAAGAATATTTTAATAAGTACAACAAATCTGAATCCGGTCAAAAAGCAAAACGTGAATACTACGAAAGGAATCGTGATGCTGTAATTGCTAGAGCGCAATCTAGGCCTGATGAGGCTAAACGTGCGTATAGAAGAACTCACAAGATAAACAACCCAGATATGTATAGGGAGCTGGTTAGCTTGCGCCGCAGAAGATTTAGAAATGCCACGCCAAAATGGTTATCAGCAATTGACAAAATAGAGATTAGATTGAAATACCGCTTGGCAATAGAAATGTCTAGAGCAACGGGTGTTCGGCATGCTGTAGATCACATCATTCCATTATATGGAGATACTGTCTGCGGTCTGCACGTTCCATGGAATTTGAGGGTGATTACGCAAGCGGAAAACCTTAAAAAATATAATAAACTGGAACCATAGAATTTCTCTTGCATTTCCCAAATCATCATAGTATAAGACTATGAATTCCGGGATTTTCTCGGTACGTCGAACAGTCCCGGCTGACTTCATGCAGATCGACGCACCTAACCGCATGAGGAAAAATTTAAATGCCTATTTCAACCACCCAAAGTATTTGGCGCTCGGGCGGCGGCGACACGACCCGTCAGGCTTATTGTGGATCTGGCCTTATGGCTGCCACATTCTTTGATTCCAATGTAGCTGTATCCAGCAACGCTGTCGTTGCATCTGGTCAGACTGCACAAGTTATTCTCCCAGCAAATGCTGTAGTAACGTCAGTCGTTATTACCAGTCCTATTACATCTGGCACTATCAACGTTGGCTATACAACCATTACTGGTGGTATTTCTAATGCTTCTTACTATGTTGCTGCTTTGGCCGCTACATCAGCGAAGACGATTACACCGGGTGCTACTGGCGCTGGCGGCGGCATCGGTACTGTAGCTAATGCAACTGTTAACACAGTGTTGACAATTGAGAGCGCAAGTTCTGGCGTTGGTACAGTTGGCGGGTTTGTTACTTACTACGTTACTGATTATTTGTTCGGCCAGCAAAACGTCTAATAGGAGGCCATTATGGCTATGCAAACAGACGTTAAAGCTACAAGCCTTGGTGCATCAGGAGTGGTGTTTGAAGGACGCGCTAGGGTAAAGGGCCTGATTATTGGCCCTACCGGAAACGCTGGCAACGTTACATTATCTAATGGCGGTACGAATGTATTTGCCATACAGACTACTGCTAACGGTGAAACCTTCAACGCGCTAATTCCCGGTGAGGGTGTTGTGTTTACAAGCAACGTATATGCAACTTTGCTTAATGCAACGGTGACTGTATTTTATGGCTAAGACTCCGGATCGCTCATACAAATTACCTAATTGGATTGGGTTATGTATTGCATGTGGGCGCGGAAAAGATGAAGTAAAGTTTGGATCTGGCAAATCTGGTGAGTGCAATACTTGTGCAAAAGTAAGATGGAATTCTGAAAATGCTTTAAAAGTACGTGCTCAAAGGTTGCATGGTAATGCACAGAAACGTGCTAAAGCTAATGGTTGGCCAGAACTAGACTTTTCATCTACTTGGTTGGAAGAAAAAATTTTGGCTGGAGTATGTGAGGCAACTGGCATACCATTTGATTTAAATACTGTTTTTTCTAATACTGTTCATGCAAAAAATCCATGGGTACCTTCCATAGATAGAATTGATAGCAGTAAACCTTATTTAAAAAATAATGTTCATGTGGTTGTTTATATGTACAACGTATGTAAAGCAGAATTTTTACATGAAGATGTTGTTAAATTTTGTAAAGCTGTAGCTGGAATTGAGGCTGAAATTGGCTAAACCAAAGACAGAAGCATGGCAGCGCAAGGCAGGGAAAGCACCCTCTGGCGGATTAAACGCCAAAGGGCGGGCATCCTACAACGCAGCCAATCCGGGGAAGCCAGGTTTGAAAGCCCCTCAACCAGAAGGTGGTTCACGGAAGAAGTCATTCTGTGCCCGGATGGAGGGGATGAAAAAGAAACTTACATCATCGAAGACAGCAAGTGACCCAAACAGCCGTATAAATAAATCACTAAGGAAGTGGAAATGCTAGACATTGGTGGCTTGTGGATGACTGTATTGAGTTTATTCACAGCTCTTTTTGCTTATGTTGCGCACGAAAAGTTTACTGAATTAGCGCGCATTACTATTTTATTGAACAAAACTCGTGAAGAAATAGCACGGGATAATGTTACGAATGCTGAAGTAGAGCGAATAACTGACCACATTGATCAGCGTTTTGACAAGTTGGAAGCGCGTATTGATCAGCTTATTTCCCAAAAAGGATAAATCATGAAACGCAAAGTTAAACGTTATCAAGAAGGCGGCGTTCTTACAGATAGATTTGGAAACCCAGTTCGCTCTGGTTCTGGAGAAACAGTTAAAACTCGTTTTGCTTCAACCCCAAAATCAAGTTCTGTAGAAGTAGAAGAGCGTTCTACTAAAAGTCCAAGTGTAATGGCTGAGGAACTAGGGCAAGGCCCGATGGACTACGCAACTATGGGTAAGCGAGCCGGAGCAAGTTCGCCATTCTCTGGCCCTAAAGAATATATATCTGAATCTTTAAAAGAAGATACAGAAACAGAATCAGAGTCCCCTCGTGGTATAGCCTCTGGCTTTAAGTCAGGCGAATCAAAATTTGAGCGAAAAGACAATGAAGTAAAAATGCCTGAAGTAAAAAAGAAGGCAGCAAAGAAAGCTCCTGCAAAACCAGCATCTCAATCATTTCCTACTCGTGATAGAGATCGTGCTGATCAATCTTTTCCGCTTAAAACTGATGACAAAAAAGTTCCTCCGCTTCGCAAGATTGGTGAGGCAATTATGGGTACGATGGAAAATAAACCATTCCGTTCTTCTATGTACGACAAGATGAAAGGTCGTAAGGCTGGCGGCTCCATCAAAATGGCTTCTGGCGGCAAAACATCCAGCGCATCATCCCGTGGTGATGGCATAGCCCAGCGCGGCAAAACGAAAGGCAGGATGTGCTAATGGCAAAGACTAAATACGCAGATGGCGGTATGACACAGCAGCCTACTTATCCTTTCTATGGCAATCAGCCTCAAGCTGGTGGTCAGAACGGCGGTACTAATCAAACGTTTAATATGCAGCCACAGGCTAATGTAGCGCCTAATCCACAGCAACAGCCTATGCAGGCATTTAAGAAGGGTGGCAACGTTTCCAGTGCTTCTAAACGTGCTGATGGTTGTGCTATACGGGGCAAGACGCGTGCCTAGCGTTAGCAAAAAGCAAGAACGGTTTATGCAGGCGGTTGCCCACAATCCTGCATTTGCTAAAAAGGCCGGTGTGCCGCAATCTGTGGGTAAAGAATTTACAAAATCTGGAGGCGGTATGGCTGAGTCAAAGAAAATGGTTGGTAAAGAAATAGCGTTTATGAAGAAGAAGGGCGCTCCCAAATCCATGATGAAACATGAGATGAGTGAAATGAAGGGCATGAAAAAAGGCGGCATGATGAAGAAAATGGCTGGCGGCGGTATGCCGATGGTCATGAAAGATGGTGAAAAAGTCCCAGCATTTGCAGCCGACGGTAAAGGCAAAATGAAAAAAGGTGGTATGGCTATGAAAAAGATGGCGTCTGGCGGTTTGGCTGCCGGTCACAAGTCTGCTGATGGCATCGTTTCCAAGGGTAAGACCAAAGGAAAGATGATGGCTAAAGGCGGTATGGCTATGAAAAAAGGCGGGTATTGCTGATATGAGAGCTTCACGCGGCATGGGTGATATTGCCTCTTCTAAGATGCCAAAGGGCGTTAAGAAAGCCCGTCGTGATAATACTAACTTTACTGCATACGCTAAAGGCGGATCTGTGCGGTTAGGCAAGCCATCAGTAGAAGAGGCTGTAAAAAAAGCCGCTAAAGGTTATAAGGGTAATGTTGTTGGTTCTTCCGCCAAACCTTCTATTCGCAAGAGAGGTTATCGTGGCTAGTAAAAAAGATGCGTCGGTAAAGAAACTTGCTGGTGGTGGTTTGTATGCCAACATTGCTGCGAAGAAAAAACGTATAGCTTCTGGTTCGGGTGAGAAGATGCGCAGCGTTGGAGCTAAAGGCGCACCTAAGAAGAGTGACTTTGCTAAGGCAGCTAAAACAGCTACCTATAAAGAAGGCGGAGAAACAAAATCAAAGGTAAACGCTGCTGGTAATTACACCAAACCAGAGTTACGTAAGCGTATTTTTAGCCAAGTAAAAGCGGCATCAACTCACGGTACTGGAGCAGGACAATGGTCGGCCCGTAAGGCCCAACTTGTGGCTCAGAAGTACAAAGCAGCAGGTGGGGGATATAAAGATTGAAAGCGCCACAGCAAAGTCTAAAGTCGTGGGGGGAGCAGAAATGGCGAACCAAAAGCGGAAAGCCATCGTCAAAGACCGGAGAGCGTTATCTCCCGGAAAAGGCGATCAAGGCTCTAAGCCCAGCAGAGTATGCCGCCACGACGAAGGCAAAGCGGGCAGGGAAAGCAGCAGGCAAACAGTTTGTTAAACAGCCCAAGGGCATAGCAAAGAAAACGGCAGGGTTTAGATAATGCCATACACAACCAGCACTACAGCGTTTAACCCAACTCTTAATGATCTCTGCGAAGAGGCATTCGAGAGGTGCGGTCTTGAGATGCGTACTGGTTATGATTTCCGCACGGCTCGTCGCAGTCTTAACTTGCTGCTGACAGAGTGGGCTAATCGGGGTATCAACTTATGGACTATAGACAGCGGTACGATTCCACTTATACAGGGAGTAAACACGTATGACCTTCCTAACGATACTGTTGATCTTATCGAGCATGTTATTCGTAATTACCCTGGCTCCCAGGCGAACCAGATCGACATCAACATCAACCGAATAAGTGTATCTACGTACTCCACAATACCGAATAAGCTGACGCAAGGCCGTCCTATTCAGGTGTGGATTAACCGTCGTTCAGGTCAGACTACAGATGAAGTAGGAGCTACAACAAAGGTTCCGCAGATAGTCGTATGGCCTACGCCAGATCAGGGGACAGTCGATGCTCCATTCTATTATTTTGTTTACTATCGCCTTCGTCGCATGGTTGATGCTGGTAATGGTGTGAATGTAGAAGAGATTCCATTCCGTTTCCAAGAGTGTTTGATTTGCGGTTTAGCGTACAGGCTGGCTATGAAGCTGCCTGGCGGTCTAGAGCGCATCCAGTTGCTGAAGGCTCAGTACGATGAAGCATGGGAAATGGCAGCAGGAGAAGACCGCGAGAAAGCTCCAGATCGATTGGTGCCTCGCATGATTACTTATCGGTGATGTATGCCAAGTAAGTACACAAGTGGTAAGAAGGCGATATCGGAGTGTGACCGTTGTGGTTTTCGGTATCTGCTGAAAGAATTAAAGAGACTGACGATCAAGACAAAGAACGTCAATATCAAGGTATGTAAGACATGTTGGGAGCCGGATCAGCCACAGTTAAGTTTAGGCTTGTATCCAGTAAATGATCCGCAGGCTGTGCGTGATCCACGGCCCGACAAGTCATACTGGCAGTCTGGCTTTACTGGGATACAGACGAACATACAGTCTGGCCCGCTGGCAACAGAAGATGGTTATCCCGGTGGTGGTAGTCGTATTATCCAGTGGGGCTGGTATCCAGTAGGTGGAGCAAGAGATATAGACGATGGGCTAACACCGAATACTTTGGTAGCTGCTACGTCAGTTTCAAACGTAACCATAAATTAGGAGTACGAGATGGACACAAAACAAGTTAAGAAGATTGCTGGTAAAGAAGTTAAGGCGCACGAAAAGCGTATGCACAAAGGCATGGCAAAAGGTGGCGTTACTACTGAATCCATGGAAAAATACGGACGCAATATGGCGCGCGCGATGAACCAGAAATCCAATGGCAGAGGTCGATAATGGCTAAGTTCTCACAGAAGGTTAAGGGTAAAGAGATAGGCTCGGCAGAAGTATATGCCCAGCCACATACCATGAGCGGCAAGGAAGTAAAGGGCGACTTGCCTTATACGCCAGGTGCTAAAGTCATGGGTGATATGAACATCTCTGTTGCTGGTATTAGCAAGGGCAACTACAAAGAAACCAAGACTGACGGTATTGAAATGCGCGGTGCTGGGGCGGCGACCAAGGGCAGAATGAGCCGTGGGCCGATGGCTTAAGTTTACAGTGAGCTACGAATAACTTATCAATGAACTATACCCAGTTAAAAGCCGCTATTCAGTCGTACACGGAGAACTATGAGACCGAGTTTGAGTCTTTTATTCCTACGTTTGTACAGCAGACAGAGACTCGTGTTTATAACACTGTTCAACTGCCGCCATTACGCGCTAATAAAACTGGTGTATTGACTACTGGTAATAAATATTTGCCTTGCCCGCTAGACTTTTTGTCAGTGTATTCATTGGCTGTTATAGAGAACTACAACACTTCAAATGAGGTGTATCACTATCTTTTAAATAAAGATGTGAACTATCTTAGAGAAGCGTATCCAACGCCATCGGACAAAGGTTTGCCATCATATTATGCAATCTTCGGCCCAGCGGTAAGTAGCAACACAGTATCAAACGAATTGACATTCATACTTGGCCCTACACCAGACTCAGGGTATATGGCAGAATTGCATTATTACTATTACCCAGAATCTATTGTCACTACTGGCACAACTTGGCTGGGCGACAATTATGATCCGGTGCTTTTGTATGGTTCCTTGCGTGAGGCTTATTTGTACATGAAGGGCGAGCAAGATTTGATAGCTAATGTAGAAGCAAAATACAACGAAGCACTAGGTCAGCTTAAACGTCTGGGTGACGGTATGGAGCGCCAGGATGCGTATC